GACGCTGGCAGTCAGATTTTGTTGGAAGAGGGAACAGTTGGTGCTGAATATGATGATGGTTCATATTTAGTTTTTGATCATGATCCAACTGGTTATCGTATTTCAGTGATTAACGAAACTGCTAGTAGTGATGGTGCTGTTTATGTCGAAGAAGTCACGTTAGGGCATACAGGAGTATAACCATGAAACTCATAGCAGAAGCCATTGAAAATGTAGAGTACATCTGTGAAGAAAACGATGGTAACAAGAACTACAAAATTCGTGGTATTTTTATGCAGGGGGATATCAAAAATCGTAATGGTCGAGTATATCCTATGGAAGTCCTGACAAAAGAAGTTAAAAACTACAACAGAAAATTTGTCAGTGAAAACAGAGCATATGGAGAGTTGGGTCATCCAGAGGGTCCAACCGTAAATTTGGAAAGAGTTTCACACCTTGTCACTGAATTATATCCAGAAGGCAAAAATATAATGGGTGAAGCTCGAATCTTAGGCACTCCAATGGGCGAAATCGTCAAGACTTTGATGGACGAGGGAGCTAAGTTGGGAGTGTCGTCTAGAGGTATGGGAAGCTTGGACGAGAGGGACGGTGCCAAGTATGTGAGAAATGATTTTTACCTTGCAGCGGCAGCAGATATTGTCGCTGACCCCTCTGCACCTAGTGCATTTGTACAAGGTATTATGGAGGGTAAAGAGTGGGTTTGGAACCACGGTTCTTTGGTTGAGGCCCATGTTGCGGAGGTAAAAAGAAGCTTTGATGTTAAGAAGCGTCAAAGACAAGCGAATGAAGCTGCTTTAGCTTTTGCTAAGTTCCTCAAGAAATTATAATTTATAAATATATTTAACAAAAAAGGAGACTTCCTATGTCTGAACTAGACCAAACAATTGAAGAACTGGAAGCAGAAGTTCTTGCGGAGCTTGAAGAAGCTGCTCATGATGCGCCTAAAAAAGGTGCGGTGCCTCCAGAAAAAGACGAAAAGAAAAATGAAGCTGATGATCTCGGAGATGCAAAAGACTCAGGTAAAAAAGCGTCTGCTGCGGCTAAAGAAATTTCCGGCGATCCGGCGCAGAAAAGCGAAGGGAAACCAGACCCCATGCAAAAAGTAAAAGAAGGTTATACGGATGAAGAAATTCGTGAGCTTTGTCATTCTAAAGACCACGACTGTGCGACAGTCGTTGAGCATCCAGAGTTTGGTTTAGGTAAACCAGTTCTAAAATCACACGCTATTCCTGACGATGATGGAAATGTTGAGTGGTATGATGTTCAGTTCAAACACGGTCTTGAAGAAAAAGTTATGGCGAAAGACATGAAGATTGTTAAATCTGAAGGTCACCATGAAGAAGACATGGAGGATATGTCAAAAGAAGATTTGATGGCCGCTATGCATAAGAAGATGGAAGGAATGCATAAGAAAGACCTTATGGCTGCTATGCATAAAAACATGGAAGGTATGCACAAAAAAGACCTTATGGCAACTTACGGCATGATGAAGATGGGTTACCATGAAGAAGTTGATGAGGAAGTCGTTGAGGACTACATCAAGAGTATTGATGTTTCGTCTGATGTCGATGCCCTTGTTGACGGAGAGGACATGTCTGAAGAGTTCAAGGAAAAGGCTGCAACGATCTTTGAAGCTGCGGTTAAGTCCAAGACTCGTGAAGAGTTAACAAGAATTACTGAAGAGCAACAGAATGCTATGGCATTTGAAATTAATGAGTACAAAGATACTCTATCTGAGAAAGTAGATCAATACCTCGATTACGTTGTAGAGGAATGGATGAAAGAAAACGAGTTGGCAATTGAGCGTGGACTTAAAGGTGAGATTGCTGAAGACTTTATTTCTGGTTTGAAACAGTTGTTTGAAGATCATTACATTGACGTTCCAGACGAAAAGTATGATGTTCTTGAAGCACAATCTGAGAAAATTGCTGAACTGGAAGAGCAGTTGAATAGTATAATGGAACAAAATATTGAAATGAAAACTGCTAATTCTGAATTAGTTCGGGAACAGGTCATTTTAGAGGCTGCCTCTGATTTGTCTGACACACAGTTTGAGAAGTTTAAGTCACTCACAGAAGAGATTGATTTTAAAGACCAAGACACCTTCCGTGAAAAGTTAGATACTTTGAAAGAAAGTTATTTCCCAAAAGTAAAATCTGACCAGACTTTTGCAAGTGATGATGATAACTATGGTAGCGCCGAACAGGACATTGATACGACTGACGCAATGAAGGCGTATATGTCTGCTATTGGTCGTACAGAAAAACGTATCAAAGGCGCTGTTTAAATTATAAACATAATAAATAGATGTAATAATTAATAAAGGAGAAACAAATGTTTCAAACAGAACATCTACAAGAAAAGTGGTCGCCGGTCCTCCAACATCCTGATCTTCCCCAGATTGAAGATTCGTATCGTCGGGCTGTTACCACGGTAATTCTTGAGAACCAAGAAGCTGCTCTTAAAGAAGACGCTGCTTTCCTTTCGGAAAGTGTTCCAACAGGCAACACATCCGGCGTATCGAACTGGGACCCAATTTTGATCTCACTAGTTCGCCGTGCGATGCCTAACCTCATTGCTTATGATATCTGTGGTGTCCAGCCAATGACTGGTCCTACGGGTCTTATCTTTGCGATGCGTGCTCGTCACTTGTCGATGGACGGTGAAGAAGCATTGGTCGATGAGACAACTGGTGCGGCCGCTAACGGCTTCTCTGGTGACTTCTCGAACCAGAACGCTGCTGGTACAATCGGTGGTGGAGACATTGGTGCGAGTGAAAGCAACCCTGCCGTTCTTAACGACAGTCCTACTGCTGGAACTTACACATTCGCAACTGGTATGACAACTGCTGAAGCTGAAGCGCTTGGTGATAGTGCTACAAACGCTTTTGCTGAGATGTCATTCAGCATTGACAAGTCAACGGTTACGGCGGTTTCTCGTGCTCTGAAAGCTGAGTATTCGATGGAACTTGCTCAAGACCTCAAGGCGATCCACGGTTTGGATGCCGAAACAGAACTTGCTAACATTCTTTCGACAGAAATTCTTGCTGAAATCAACCGTGAGGTTGTTCGCTCGATTTACAAGACTGCTGAAAAGGGTGCTGCGGTTAACACAACGACTGCCGGTATCTTCGACTTGGACACAGACTCCAATGGTCGTTGGTCGGTTGAGAAGTTCAAAGGCCTGATGTTCGCTATCGAAAGAGATGCAAATGCGATTGGTCAGAGAACTCGTCGTGGTAAAGGTAACATGCTGATTGTATCGGCTGACGTTGCTTCTGCCCTTCAGATGGCTGGTGTGCTTGATTACACGCCTGCTCTCAACAACAACCTTAATGTCGATGACACACAGACAACATTTGCTGGTGTCATGAACGGCCGTTACAAGGTTTACGTTGATCCGTATGCTGCTAACGTAGCTGCTTCGCAATACTACGTTGTCGGTTATAAGGGAACTTCACCTTATGATGCCGGACTGTTCTACTGCCCATACGTTCCTCTCCAGATGGTTCGTGCGGTTGGTGAGAACAGCTTCCAGCCTAAGATCGGGTTCAAGACTCGTTACGGCATGGCGGCTAACCCATTTGCGGTTGCTGGTGCAGAAGCTGCAAACACTGCGGCGACGATTGCGCTTACAGCAAATGCGAATGCTTACTATCGTCGGGTCAAAGTTACAAACCTTATGTAATAATAAGAAACTTGACTGCAAAACTAGAGGGGGTCTTCGGACCTCCTCTT